ATGAGTATGGCAATAAAAGGTCTGGCGCAGGCCATGAAAAATCTGGATGCAATTGACCGCCGTGCCGTTCCCCGGGCTGCCGCCACGACACTTAACCGTGTGGCGGAGTCCATCATCGCGAAAACGGCCTCTTCGGTTGCCAGGGAGCTGGCGGTTCCGCGCCGTCTCATCCGTGAGCGTATCCGCCTGCAACGGGCTAGCGCAGACAGGATTTATGCGAAGGTCATCATCAACACCGGTAATCTGCCCGCCATAAAACTGGGGACGGCCAGCGTGCGGCTTTCCCGCAGAAAGCGACGAAAGAAAGGCGAGCGTTCGGTCAAGAAAGGGGGCGGCAGTGTGCTGATTGTGGGGAAAAGACGGATCCCGGACGCCTTTATCACCCGGCTGGCTAACGGACGCTGGCATGTGATGCAGCGTATGCCGTGGGCACCATCGTCCACCGGTGCTGACAGCAAAGGGAGGCCGAAACGCTACCGTCTGCCGATTGAAGTGGTGAAAATTCCGACTGCCGGACCGCTGGCAGAAACTTTTGAACGTGAACGGGACCGGATGTACCGGGAAAAATTACCGGCGCAGATGATGAAAGCCATGACGCATCAGTTACGCCTGGTGCTGAAAAGAAAATGACAGGGAGGGTGTATGAAACACCGTGAAATACGGACGGCAGTTCTGTCTGCCCTGAAAGACAATATTTCTGAGCGGGTGAGCTGGTTTGACGGCCGCCCGGTTTTTATTGATGAACAGGAACTGCCTGCTGTTGCTGTTTACCTGACTGATGCGTCTGCTGCTGACGAGTTCGTTGATGAGGGGACCTGGGAGGCGACACTGCATATTGAAGTTTTTCTCAGGGCAAAAGAACCGGACTCGGCACTGGATATGTGGATGGAAGAGAAAATCCTTCCTGCGCTGGAGGCGGTTCCCGGCCTCAGTGCGTTACTGCTGAAGATGAATCTTCAGGGGTATGACTACCGCCGGGATGATGAGTTTATGATGTGGGGATCGGCAGATCTCCTGTGGAAAATTACCTACGAGATGTGAGGACGATATGGCAATACCAAATCCTCTTGAGCCGGTGAAAGGTTCCGGCACCACACTATGGGTGTACACCGGCAAGGATGATGCTTATGCCAACCCGTTGTCAGACGATGACTGGCAGCGACTGGCTAAGGTGAAGGATCTGACGCCGGGCGAGATGACGGCAGAATCCTACGATGATAACTACCTGGATGATGAAGACGCGGACTGGAGCGCGACCGGGCAGGGACAGAAATCTGCAGGTGATACCAGTTTTACACTGGCCTGGAAACCGGGAGAGGAAGGCCAGAAAGGGCTTATAGGCTGGTTTGAAAGCGGCGATGTCCGGGCCTATAAAATCCGTTTTCCGAATGGCACGGTGGATGTGTTTCGTGGCTGGGTCAGCAGTATCGGTAAGGCCGTGACGGCGAAAGAAGTGATCACCCGCACGGTGAAAGTCACTAACGTGGGTAAACCTTCTGTAGCGGAAGAACGCAGCAAAATTACGCCGGTCACTGCGATTAAGGTAACGCCGACAGGTACGGTTGAAAAAGGGAAAACAACCACCCTGACCGTTACTGTGGAACCGGAAAATGCAACGGATAAGACATTCAGGGCGATTTCCGCCGATCCATCAAAAGCCACCATTAGCGTGAAAGATATGACGATTACTGTGACGGGGGTTAAGGATGGAAAAGTCAGCATCCCTGTGATTTCCGGTAATGGTCAGTTTGCTGCGGTGGCTGAAATTACCGTTAATAATGTGCCGGGTGGCTAAAGAGCTGAGAGATAAGCGATGTTCCTGAAAACAGAACAATTTGAATATAACGGTGTATCCGTCACGCTTTCTGAGCTGTCTGCGCTGCAGCGTATTGAGCATCTTGCCCTCCTGAAACGGCGGGCAGAAGAGGCTGAAGCCAGCGGCAACCTGCAGGTGAGTGTGGAAGATCTTGTCAGAACCGGCGCGTTTCTGGTGGCGATGTCCCTGTGGCATAACCATCCACAGAAAACGCAGTCACCGTCAATGAATGAGGCCGTGATGAAGATAGAGCAGGAAGTGCTCACCACCTGGCCTGCCGATGCCATTGCCCGGGCGGAAGACGTGGTGTTGTGCCTGTCCGGGATGATCGAAGCTGTTCGTCCGGATACTGATATTACTGAAGTGGCGAAAAATAACACGCTGACTGATGATGATTTTTCTGCGGGAAAGTCTTCGACGGTGAGCTGAACTTTGCCCTCAGACTGGCGCGTGAGATGGGGAGACCCGACTGGCGCGCCATGCTTGCCGGGATGACATCCACCGAATATGCCGACTGGCGACGTTTTTACTGCACGCATTATTTTCAGGATACCCAGCTGGATATGCATTTTTCCGGGCTGACGTACGCTGTACTCAGCCTGTTTTTTTGCGATCCGGATATGCATCCCTCTGATTTCAGTCTGCTGGCACCCCGACGTGATGATGAGCAGACGGAGATGCCGGATGAGGACGATATGCTGATGCGGAAAGCGGCAGGTCTTTCTGGTGGTGTCCGCTTTGGGGCTGACGGGAAGGAAATCGTTATGGTCAGTGATGACATGCGGAGCAGTACAGAGGATGAAGCCATGCTGATGATGGTGTCTGAGGGAATTCCAGGAGGTGTACGCTATGGCGGGTAATTTTGCCGATCTGACAGCTGTTCTTACACTGGATTCAACCCGTTTTTCTGAAGAGGCTGCACGGGTAAAGAAAGAACTGGGTGAAGCCAGTGACCTTGCGGATTTGATGGCCGTGCGTGTCAGCCAGTCTTTTAAGAAACAGGCCGCTGCTGTTGAGCAGGGGCTGAGCCGTCAGGCGCTGGCTGCACAAAAAGCCGGGATTTCCGTCGGGCAGTATAAAGCGGCCATGCGTACGCTACCCATGCAGTTCACCGACGTGACCACGCAGCTTGCCGGTGGTCAGAATCCCTGGCTAATTCTGCTGCAACAGGGCGGGCAGATTAAGGACTCGTTCGGTGGGATGATCCCCATGTTCCGGGGACTGGCTGGGGCCGTCTCGCTGCCTGCTGTCGGAATTGGTGCGCTTGCTGCTGCCACGGGGGTGCTGGCGTATGCCTGGTACCGGGGCGACGCCACGCTTTCAGAATTTAATAAAACGCTGGTTCTTTCCGGTAATCAGTCCGGACTGACTGCCGATCGCATGCTGACGCTCTCCAGAGCCGGACAGGCCGCAGGGCTGACGTTTAACCAGGCGAGTGAGTCACTGGCAGCCCTGGTGAATGCCGGTGTGCGTGGTGGTGAACAGTTTGATGCCATCAACCAGAGTGTCGCGCGTTTTGCTTCTGCATCCGACGTGGAGGTGGACAAGGTTGCAGAGGCTTTCGGAAAACTGACCACTGACCCGACGTCGGGGCTGATTGCGATGGCGAAGCTGTTCCATAACGTGACGGCAGAGCAGATTGCGTATGTTGCACAGTTACAGCGTTCCGGTGATGAGGCCGGGGCATTGCAGGCGGCGAACGATATTGCCACGAAAGGCTTTGATGAGCAGACCCGTCGCCTGAAAGAAAACATGGGGACGCTGGAGACCTGGGCGGATAAAACAGGGAAGGCGTTCAAATCGATGTGGGATGCCATCCTGGATATCGGTCGTCCGGAATCCTCAGCGGATATGCTCGCCAGTGCGCAGAAGGCATTTGATGAGGCGGATAAAAAATGGCAGTGGTACCAGAGCCGGAGCCAGCGCCGCGGTAAAACCTCCTCTTTCCGGGCCAACCTTCAGGGCGCATGGGATGACCGGGAAAATGCCCGTCTGGGTCTGGCAGCGGCAACGCTGCAGTCGGATATGGAAAAAGCCGGTGAACTGGCGGCAAGGGACAGGGCTGAGCGTGAGTCGTCACAGCTGAAGTATACCGGAGAGGCGCAGAAGGCGTATGAGCGCCTGCTGACGCCACTGGAGAAATATACCGCCCGGCAGGAAGAGCTGAATAAGGCCCTGAAAGACGGAAAAATCCTGCAGGCGGATTACAACACGCTGATGGCGTCGGCAAAAAAGGATTATGAATCGACGCAGAAAAAGCCGTCAGGTGTGAAGGTGTCTGCCGGTGAGCGCCAGGAAGACCGGGCGCATGCAGCCATGCTGTCGCTTGAAACTGAGCTCAGGACGCTGGAGAAGCACAGCGGTGCGAATGAAAAAATCAGCCAGCAGCGCCGGGATTTATGGAAAGCGGAAAATCAGTATGTGGTCCTGAAAGAGGCCGCCACGAAACGGCAGTTATCTGAGCAGGAAAAATCCCTGCTGGCTCATGAGAAAGAGACGCTGGAGTACAAACGCCAGCTGGCTGAGCTGGGCGACAAGGTTGAACACCAGAAACGGCTGAATGAGCTGGCACAGCAGGCGGCGCGGTTTGAACAGCAGCAGAGTGCGAAGCAGGCGGCAATCAGCGCAAAAGCCCGCGGACTCACCGACCGTCAGGCGCAGCGGGAGTCGGAAGAGCAGCACCTTCGTGACGTGTACGGTGATAATCCGGATGCGCTGGCGAAGGCCACATCTGCACTGAAGAACACCTGGTCTGCGGAGGAGCAGCTTCGTGGAAGCTGGATGGCCGGGATGAAGTCCGGCTGGGGTGAGTGGGCGGAAAGTGCGACGGACAGTTTTTCGCAGGTAAAAAGTGTGGCCACGCAGACCTTTGACGGTATTGCACAGAATATGGCGGCGATGCTGACCGGCAGCGAACAGAACTGGCGGGGATTCACCCGTTCGGTGCTCTCCATGCTGACAGAAATTCTGCTTAAGCAGGCAATGGTGGGGATTGTCGGGAGTATCGGCAGCGCCATTGGCGGGGCTGTTGGTGGCGGCGCATCCGCGTCAGGCGGTACAGCCATTCAGGCCGCTGCGGCGAAATTCCATTTTGCAACCGGAGGATTTACGGGAACCGGCGGCAAATATGAGCCAGCGGGAATTGTTCACCGCGGTGAATTCGTCTTCACGAAGGAGGCAACCAGACGGATTGGCGTGGGGAATCTCTACCGGCTGATGCGCGGCTATGCCACCGGCGGTTATGTCGGTACACCGGGCAGCATGGCGGACAGCCGGTCGCAGGCGTCCGGGACGTTTGAGCAGAATAACCATGTGGTGATTAACAACGACGGCACGAACGGTCAGATAGGGCCACAGGCACTGAAGGCTGTTTATGACGTAGCCCGTAAGGCGGCAATGGATGTTGTGACCGGGCAGATGCGCGATGGTGGTCTGTTCTCCGGAGGTGGACGATGAAAACCTTCCGCTGGAAAGTGAAACCCGGTATGGATGTGGCTTCTGCCCCTTCCGTAAGAAAGGTGCGCTTTGGTGATGGCTATTCCCAGCGAGCGCCTGCCGGGCTGAACACTGACCTGAAAACGTACAGCGTGACGCTTTCTGTTCCCCGTTGGGAGGCCGCGGCGCTGGAGTCGTTTCTGGCTGAGCACGGGGGCTGGAAGGCCTTTCTGTGGACGCCGCCTTATGGCTACCGGCAGATAAAGGTGACCTGCGCAAAATGGTCGTCGCGGGTCAGTATGCTGCGTGT